TAACTCAACTGCTCTAGTGCTAGTTCCGTTAGTTTTATCCCAATAATAAATACTGCCTGCTCTTGGATTTATAATTAAATCTTCTCCAAAAGCATCGTGTGACCACAATCTTAACTGTCCAGTTTCTGTTATTGATGTACCTGAACCCCAAGTACCGCTACCCCATGTACTAGCACCCCAGCCTGTTGATGCTACAAAAACATCTAGTCCTACATTTATTTGATAAGTACCTACAACAGAGGAACCACCATTACCGCTATCTGAGGAGTTTGCGGTCACTGTAGAACCAGATGTATCTTTTGCCTCTATGGTATAACTATTCGCATTTATTACGGTTGCGATTTGATATTCTTGATTTAAAACTGCTGCTGTTATATTGCCTCCTAACGTTGCAGCCCCACTAAATGTAACAAAATCATTTTGCACAGCACCATGCCCTGTATCTGCAACTGTTATAGTTGCATCGCCATTGCTTGCAGAAAATGTTACGTCTCCCGCACTTGTAGTTGATCTTATTGGAGTAACATCATCAAAACCAGATCCTTCTTTAATATAGTATTTAAAGGTAGTACCAAGTCCTAAATATTTAGTTGAGCTTAAAGCAACCCAACCTAACAGTGCTCTGCCTGTGCCTAAATAAGAAGAGCTAGTTTCTTTTTCCCAACCACCTATTTTTTCTGGAAGTCCTTTTCTAAACCTAACTAAATTACTATCTGTCCAACCCCCTTTACTCATAAGGTCGGTCATTTCTTTGTTGATACCTGGATTGAATTGTAATTTAGTTAATGGCATTACTAAACCTCATGCCATTCTTTGCCTTCAAACAATAAGGCTTCTGCTTCTCTCCTTCTTATTAAACCTTGTTTTACTTGACCAGCAGCTTTATTCCATCTTTTAATTTGCATGGGCACTCCGTCATAATCTTTTGAATTTAAAACTTTAAGCAATGTAGATGCTTTCAAATTAGCTGGGCCTAAATTAAATACCCATGAAACCATAGCATCAAATTGATTTTGTTCTAAATCTACTTCTACCATATCGTTTATGTAGCCTTCATATTCATTCATTTCATGCAACAACAAATTATCAGCTTCTTCTTGAGTTATAGTATCACCCTCTTTAACACCTTTAGTTGAGCCATAACCTATTGTTAAAACATTTGCAGCACAACGATATGCTTCTAACTTACATCCTTCAAATTTTTTAATTAAAGATAAACCTTCTTGTGAAATATCCATATTATTCTTCCTTTTTAGTTGTAGTAACTTTTCTATAATACACAACAACGTCTTTAAGTTCACTAATATACCTCTTTAGTTCTTGCATATTGTAAGCCATAACCTCGTAATCAGGTATTGTCATAGCTAAAAATACCAGCTCTCCCTCTTGTTCTTCTATGATTGCTAGTTGCTCATCTAAGTTTTCAGGAGTAACAACAATCCACATAGGTTCTTGTAGATTAATCTCTCTAGGCATAACAGGTTGCACTATTTTCCTATCTAAGGGCTTAGCTGTAACTTCTATTTGTTTAGTCGGAATTAGGCTGCAACTGCAAGCCATCATCAAGATCATCAACGACAACGCTGATTTCTTCGATGTTCTCCATAATATGTTTTGTTCCATTATTTATTTTCCTCTGCATCTCTATAGGGTCTGCAAGTATTTTTGCAGATAATTCATAGTTTTGTATAAACTGTGTATATCTGTTTAGTTCTCTTTGTGCTGCTTGACTTTTCAAAGATAACTCATTCATTTGTTGTGTTTGTAGTTCAAAGTCATTTTCTAAAGTTTTTATAGCTTCTTCTTGCGTGGCTATAGCTTTTTCTAAACTAACATTGTTAGTTTTTAAGGTTACGTTTTCGTTATATAACCAATAGCCACCAAGCCCTAACACTATAATTATTCCTATTAAAACTTGTTGCATTATTCGTCTTCCTCAATAATATAGTTTAATCCTGTAGAACTTCTATATTCAATTAATTTTTTATCAAGAGTTCTAAATTTAAGATGTTTTTCTTTTTGAATAAGTATTTTTTTTGACATATAGCTTTTATCGTCAGTATCTCCATACTCTTTATTAAAAGATACTGTTATTTTATAACGTGTTTGAAATAGACTAAGAAACCAGTTATAAAATTGTTTAAGTTTTTTTTTCACTAAACAAATCTGGACAAAACTAATGAAACTAAAATAAATGGATAGACTGCCCATATCATGTTTTCTAGTTTATCAAATCGTTTTGCACCATCTTCTAATCTTTTTTCTATATTTGAATATCTTATAGAACATTCTTTTTCATGTGTTTCTATTTTAGATAATGCTTCTTTTGGTGTTGTCATATAATTGTATAAATATTTACAGATTTTTCTTTTCCTTTAACTTTAATGCTTTTCAACTCTTTTAAAACAATTTGATCGTTAAAGTTGTTTGCACTAACAGTATCATAACCTATAACAATATCTTCTCCAACTTCCTTAGTAGAGCTTTCAAGTCTAGCCGCAAGGTTTACTGCATCACCTATGGCTGTGTAATCAAACCTTGTATCGCTACCCATATTGCCTACAACAGCGTATCCAGTATTAACACCTACTCCTATTTCTACATTAATATCAGCTTGTTTTATTTTTTCTTGTATTTCTTTTGCACAAAAAACCGCAGCGGTTTCATGATTTGGTAAGTCTATAGGTGCATTAAATATGGCCATCATTGCATCGCCTATATATTTATCAACCATACCACCATACTCTTTTACTGCATTAGCTTGTATTGTAAGAGCTTGATTCATAATTTCTGTAACTTGTTCAGGTTCTAATTTTTCAGACATAGCAGTAAACCCACGTACATCAGTAAAAAGAAACGTGCAGTATCTACGTTCACCACCTAGCACTAAAGAACTAGGATCATCTTGTAGTTTTTTAACTTGGCGTGGATCAAGGTAATGTTCAAACTGTTTCTTGATCTGTTGACGCAGTTTGTATTGTTGCCTAAACCTTAAATAGAAAGCTATAGATCCTGAAATAAACTCTGATATAAGTGTCCAAGATACATCTACCAACAACCCTTTACTTATAAGGTAATATCCTAAACCGCCAGTAGTAATCATTAACATGGTTGCAACAGTAATACCCCAAGTAATTCCTAAGTAATGAAGTGCAACCCAAACCAAACTAACAAATACAATAAGCATCATTAGTTCAGCAGCTAAAGACCAGTCAGGTATATAAGGACTATCTTGTATAAGTATTGATTCTGCTAGTGCTGTTTGTATTTTATGTGGTTCTAACAAACCGACAGGCGTGGAAATTTGCGGCATCACCCCGTTAGCAGTAACACCTACGAATACAAACTTGCCAGCAACATCCATTTCTTTTAAATCTGTTTGTGGAGTATCAACCCAACTAATCCACTTACGACCAAGGCTATCTGTTTTAACGGGTGGTATTCCTCTTATTGATATTTCTTCTATACCATTATCATTAGTTTTTATAATGTAAGTTTTTACATCAAATAAAGATTTATATATTTGCGTTCCAAAACTAGGAATCCAATCATTGTTAGGTGTTTTTACTAAAAGAGGTATTCTTCTTACAAGTTGATCTACATCAGTGGGAGCAATGGCTAAACCCTGTAAAGTGTTATTGGATAAAAGAGGTAGGTTTTCCTTTACTCCCAAACTAAGTATACCACCATTATCATTACCCATGACAACTGTTCCAGGTGATAAAGGAAAATTACCCTTACCATCTTCAAACATTGCTATTACAGAAGGTGAATAACTTAATGCTTCTGCAAACATTTCATCACCACCCATTCGGTCTGCTTGTGGAAAAGATATGACCCAACCTACTCCTACAGCACCCTCATTAATTAAATCTATTTGTATTTCTGCAAGTCTTTGTCTTGGTAATGGATAACCACCTTCTCGCTCTACATCTTCTTCTGTTATATTAAGTATAACAAAATTACCTGATTCTTGGGGTGTTTGTATTAAAGCATCAAACACCTTTAATTTAAGTATTTCTGTTGGAGTGGTTTGAAACAATAATGGTAAAGATAGTATTATAACTACAGGTAATAATAGTCGTTTCATTTAATCACTCTGAGTGATAGTGATAACACTGTCACCCCCTCCATTAACTTTGATTATATTAGAAATACCATCTTGAATCAAAATAACTGTATAAGCATTACTACCATCTAAATCTACTCTTACGCTTTCATTTACTTCTCTTCTAAGACTAACTAAATTACCTGTTATTAAAGTTGTTATTTGCGTTTCAGCATCTTTACCTAGAGAAGTACCACTAATTTGAGTGCTAGTCGCTTGTGCTAATTGATCTTCATCTTCAGCTACAGCTAGTGCATCTAATACATTTAACAAGTCTTCAAGATAATTTACATCAAGATAATTAATATCTAATTCTGTAAATTCTAAATCATCATTTAAAAAATCTTCTGCAAGATAATCTATATCAAGATCATTAAAATCTAATACGCTATCTGTTTGTGTTCTTGTAGTTTCTTCTTCAATTACAGCTTCTTCTTTAGGTGGTGTAACAATTAACATATTATCAATTAGATCAAGAGTTAAATCTAAAATAACTGGTTTAGTTGGTGCAGACTCAAATACATTTACTGTGGTAGCTTCATAAGGTTTATTAAGCACCACTGTTCCCATAGCAGTAACTACCTCTATTTCTCCACTAGAGAGCCCTAGAGCGTCTGGTAGCAAAATTATAAGGCTACGCCCTAGTTCATCAACTGTAGCCGTAAAATCAGTCCCACGTATTGCTATGTTAGCTGTTGGTGTTTTAAGAGTTATGTTTTGTTTATCTATACGGTTTAGATTGCCTGTAATAAACCTAGCTGTACCAAGACCAAAGGTAAGTGCCATTTTTGATTTGCTTGGATCTGGATCGTATATGTATTCATCAATAAGTAGCTGACTATGTTCTGTAAGTTTTACTGTAGAATCATCAAGAAAAGTAATAGCCATGCGGCCATCTTTGGTTATGGCTTCATCATTGCTTTGTATCGCAAACTTTAAATCAGCTTCGTAAGGTTTGTCTCTGACAATTTGAGCCGTACCGTTTAACTCAGATATATCTCCTATATCAACAGCTTGTGCTTGTACCTTGGTCGTTTTGAATGACACAAACAGTAGAAGCAGAAGTGCCAGAAACGGATATAATTTTAAGCCAGTCATTGTCTTGGGTACTCAGTTGTTGAATATTAAATGCTCTTGAACCACCAGTATGATCTAACCAAAAATACCCACCTGCTGATGCATTTGTACCTGTTCCTGTATAAGTAACTGCGTTGTCAGAACCATCTATATCCATATAGTTTGTAGCACCATCAATATTAATATTCGATGTAACTGTATTATTAGAGCCTTGAATAATCCAATCTAAATTAAGAGAAGCTGCTAATGCTGTTGTGCCTTGATTTAAAGTAAAAGTATTGCTACTTCCTGTGACTGCTATGTTGTGATCAGAACCATCTGAGCTATATGTGTTAGTTGGATCTACTTGAATGGTAAATGTATTAGTGCCACCAGTAAAATTATATAAACCAGTAAAGTTATCAGCGTTTATATCACCTAAAAATTTGTTAGTTGCACCAATCATATTGATGTCAAGTGTCATGCTATTTCCGTCTAAATCAAAAGCATTAACGCTGCCAGCAGTTGAGTTTAATCCGCCAATAATATTAGATATACCTAGTTGCTCTAGGTCTATATTTGCACCAGTACCAGACTGATCTACATATATTTCGTTATCAGCCGCGTACATTGTCGATGCAGTCAGCATCACAATCAGGCTCATCAATTTTAATTTCTTCATCATCTAATTCTACTCCTTGGTTATCATTTTGTAAAATCCAGAAACCACGATCATAACCAGTATTAATGATTTCTAGTACACCTCCTTCTATAGCTTTCATTAAAGCTATGGTTGATGATTCGTTTCTTGCATTACCTAGTTCTATTTCTACTAGCTCGCTTTCAGCTTCAACAAACCTAAATACATCTTCTGATTTGCCGTAGCTAAATATTGTTTTTTGACTTAGAACTTCTAATAAAACTTCGCCTGTTGCAACTGACACCATACGCATACTTATGGTTATGTTGTCCTCTCTATACATAACGCTTTTGCCTATACCCAAATACCTGGCTCCTGCTCCACCACTTTCTAAATTTGTTTCATAAGATATGACAGCACCTTCAATTAATATACCAGCAAACAATAAAGGTCTTAGTGCTTTCTTTTTGTCTTCTTCGTTAGTTGATTGTTCTCTTGCTGATCTTATGAGTTGTCTTTCTTTAGTAAGATTGTCTAAGCCTACTCTTTCTACAACTCGAAAAAACTTACCATCTCCTGCGTGTTTAAGGGCTCTTATAAGAAGTGCGTTGGGTTGTTGAGTAATTGCTGTAGAAAACAAAGCAAACTCGCTGTTGCTTTTACGTTGTCCTGTTTGATCTGAAAATGAAGTAGGATACACAGCAACTACAGGACTTAACTTTGGTATGGGCACATTTTTAAGTTCTGCTGATTGCAGGTCTTGAATTGTTGCTACGTCTTCAGAAAACCTTTGTTCGTATGTATCTTCTAATTGATCAAATATAGAACAACTAGAAAGTAAAAGTACCAATAGGGATAACGATTTGAGTGATTGTACCATCTGCCTCGGTTATTTTTAGTGTTAAAGTTACACCATCACTTGTATATTCAATCGTATTGCCCTCTAAAGTGATGACACCTTCGCTCTGCGGTGTTTCTCCGAATAAGTTATTAACTAACTGTCTTGATAATTCTGCGTAAACCCTAGACTCAAGATTACGCATAAACCTTGCAAGAGTAGAGTTTTCTTTTTCTCTTTCTATTTCTTCTTGTAAAGCTTTAATTTCTTCTTTAATCGTAAGCTTACGAGTATATTGTTGGTTTTCTATAGTGAGGTAATGACTGGATGTTCCTATGCCATTAAAACTAGGAGATTTAAACTTATGAGTTATAGTATCTGCTACAACATTTTGAACAAAAATACCAATAAATAATATAGTTCCTATTATGGCTACAATTTTTATAAGATTATCTTTTTCGATTTCTTCTTGTGTTATTTTTCTTTTCATTTAATTCTAAAACCGTATTAACTTTTTGTTGTAATCGTATCATATCTTGGTCTAACAGGCGAAGTTGATCAGTAAGCCTTATTATAGTTTTTTGCATTTCGCTTACGGCAGGTTCAACTGTTTTAGTAATTGTTATCCAAACGTAATAAACAAAATACCCTAAGCCTATAACCATAACAGTAGCAAAACCAAACTTTTCTATAAGAGCCACTACGTCCATTAGTCTCTTCTAGCGTCTATCTTTCCGTCTTCTACAAAGTTTTCTGCTCTTGCTATTCTATCTAAATCAGGAGGTAGGTTTAAAGCACTAGATACGCTTGTATCTATGCGAATCATATCGTTATTCATTATTGATGCTCTAGTAATAAGCATCTTGGCTATTCCTTCTACGGTTTTAATTTTATTAACTAGACCAGTCATCATTTGTTTCATAATTAGGAATATAAAATATCCCATTATTAAACCGCTTGCTATAGGTAATCCGACCTTTTCAATAAGGTCAAAAGCATCCATTATTTGCTATTTATTTTATCTTTAGCTGTTCCTGCATATAGCCCAAACCATGCTGCACCTGCTCCTACAACTATTGAGATTAAACCTGATTGTTCAAATGTTGGTTCTGGTAATGCCATAAACCATATAGTGCATTTATAAAGAAGAACTATGTAAACTGTTAAAAACATTCTTGGAAATATTCTCCAAGCATCAATCATGTTAGAAAACCATATCCAACTTTGCCATGGATTGTCAGGTTCCTTTTCATTTTCTAGTTCCATAATCTTTTGTTTCAGTTCGCCAATCTCAGAAACCATTGCCATAAATTTATTAAGGTCTATCTCAACCTCATTACGACTCATATCTCCGCTAAATTTTTCTTCGTTCATTAGTAATCACCCCATACTTTAGTTTTTTTTCCGCCATTATATTCTACAGCGTGCCCTTCTTTGATTAATACTTGGCATATATCTCTACCATCTTCTGTGTAAGGTATGCCTAATATACGGCCATACTTGCCTTTACCTAAAGATTTTACTTTAAGACTTCCTATGCATAATTCTTTTAATCTTTCTTTTGCAGCTAGGCCTAGTTTTTTTTCTGCAAGATCACGCGTTCTGCTTTCTGGAGTATCTATACCTGCAAGTCTAACACGTTGTTTATGTAGCTTTACATCAAAACCAAGATCAAGACAGCAATCAAAAGTATCTCCATCTACAATTCGTTCTAATGTAGCATTGTAAACAAACGCATCAGGAGATTTTGCCATTACTTATCGTTCTTAACTCTTTTAGTTGTATAAGCTTCATTAACATCTGGTGTTGATTTATCGTCAGCTACGTAATGACCTTTTTTGTTTCTAGCCCTAACTTCAACTCTTTTAGTGCCAGTTATTTTATCTACTAAATTACTCCACCAACTCATGATTTATCCTTTGCTTTGCCTATGTTCAAAGCTAACATATCAATAAGTTTATATAATTTACCAATCCAAACATCATCTTTTGGTGTTGGTGTACTAGCAGCTACAAGACTGCTTATTGTAACAATAGCTGTTACCCACATAATAATTTCTACAATCATTTGTTATCCTCCTCTGGATTATTTAAAACTTCATCTGCTTTTTGTTTAGCAGACTCTATAAATGCGTTTTGAAACACACTTAAACTGGCGTTGATTTGGTCAAGCTCAAATTGTATACGTTTTTGTTTATTGGTTAGATCTAATATTTGTTGATGAAAATATTGTTGTTCGTTAGTAAGTTCACTTACTTTAACTTCTTTATCATCAATCATTACTACTGGTTCTTGCGTAGACATAATTAACTAGGTATGTTAAATGCTTGGTCTGGTATGCTTACTGAAGGTGGGTTAGTTATAACGCTATCTACTTGACTAGCAAATACTGCGTCCCATTCTGATACAGGACATATTGCTACTAAGTTAGCATTTGTCCAACTACCTTTAGCTTTTAAAGTAAAATTAGCATTACCTGCTTCATCAAGTTGTGGAACTGTGACATTAAAAGTAGAAATATAGTAGGTGCTATCGCCCTCACTATCGTTTTCATACTTCATTTCTATATCCCACTTATCTACTTTACTAGATGAGTTTACATAAGGTACGCATTTAGTTATTGCTTTTGTTACTGCCATATTATTCTCCTTTGTTTAATTTAGCTTTTAATTCTTCTACTTGCATAGACAGCTCTTGTA